TGTTCTTGCTGGATAATCCTACCTGTGTGAGCCCCAGCTAAGAACACGCTGCATAAAACAATCACGACTATTGCGGTGTAGTATATCTTCTTGGGCAACTTCCTATAATCTAAATAACTCATTTTCTTTACTCCTCTACTCCAAACCAATACTTCTTCAACCTAACCTTTCCAATTTCATCAACTACTTTTTCTGCCACTTCCCTGCTTGCAAAGACCGGAGTACCTGAATAGTGAAATTGTGCTACTTGTACAAGAATCATGTTATTTTCGGTGTCACACACAACTACATAATTGTATTCACCACTTTTAAAAGGCCTGCTATACTTCCTTAGGATAGCCTCTATCTTACGTCTTTCTTTTTCAAATTCAGCTTCTTCTCTAGTTAAGAAGGCATTTCCTATTTCTCTATTAACTTCATCAAAACTTTCATTAAACATGTGTTGTACAATTGCTCCATCAGAATCAATGCAATAATATTTTTCGCAATCTTCTATTTTTAAATCCCATATGGTCTTAGGTTTCTGCTCTGCCTCTGCCTTTTTAGCAATAAGCTCTTTTATTTCGTCCCAGTTGTCATCTATCAGTTTCCTTATATCGTTATTCATCTTTCTCATCTCTCTTAAATAAATTTTCTGCCATGTGGAAAAGCCCAAGCATTTCCAATAATTCAATCCCATCCTTTGAAAATATAGTAATCCCATCTTTTAAATTATCTACAACATTCATTATTTTACCATTATTGGTTTCTGTTTCAATTTTCATGGTTAGTGTGTCAGGCATCCTATAAAATTCTATTTCTTTATTTTCATTCAGAAAATATACAATCCCATTTCTCTCATAAACTTCGTAAACATTTCCCATTTTTATACCTCTCTATCTTTATTTAAATAAAGCTGTTAAGAATACTAACATCCAAGCTAAATACCATCCTAAAACAATGTAATCAACACGCCTCATATCACTCACCCGCACTTTCCAAAGTCTCGATTGCAAAATCAAGATTCTTCCTAGCTTTCTTTAAGTCCTCAAGGCCGTTCTTCTTTTCCCACCTAAAAATATATTTCATAGCATTGCCACAAGCCCAGTGAACATATCCTTTAGTGCCTAAGACTGATTTTAGAACATCCTTGGACTCTATATCTAATCCATCTAGCTTATAATGTGCTGGACTATTGACCATGTCAGGTATTTCACCCGCTATGTATGGCGCCACCGCTTCATTCTTAATCTGTTCTTCTAATTCATTTCTTATCATACTTAACCCCCCTATCTATGATATCCTTTTGTGTTATATGAACATTTTTTCTAACGCTGTTTTTTTGACACTTTTCCAGGCACTTATCATTTGTTTTTCGCTTTCTGTCCAAGCATCCAACAAATTAAGCTTATTTACTATTTCGTTTTGCTTATCTATATCTGTGATAATATCAATCTCCATTTCTTTTAAATCTGAAATCGGAACATTGATATTTTGGATATATTTGGTTAGCCACATTTCATGAACAGATAGTATTGCATAATATAAATATTTACTGTTATATCTTCCATCAAATTCCACTGCAGCATATTTATCTTCAATTTCTCCATCTTCTTCTAAATAATGCACATCCCCACCTCTGGTTGCACTCACTCCTATATATACAGTTCCAGACCTATATATTTGTCCTTTTTTTACTCTATCAACATTTGCTAAATTCTTTAACAATACTTTCAAGCATATTCACCTCCACTTTTTGAGAATCATTCAAAAACTCAACAGCCTTATTTAACTCATGCTGCACTTCATCGCTATTACCACATAGCTCTTTCATCATAGATATAAATTCTCCCTGAGTTTTAACTATGTCTGTCTGTATTGCCAATAAATCGGCCATTGCAACGTCCAAGGGCTCACATTCTTCCTTCTCAAATGTATCTACGTATCTTGGAATGTTTAGGTTAAAGTCATTTTTCTTAATCTCTTCGTAACTTGCAATATGCGAATATTTTTCAACTTCAAATTTATTTTTGTAAACCGAATCAATTTTATCAATGTGTTTTTCTTCTAGCTTGTTGAATTTATTAATCTTAACAAATTCCCTGCTTGCATCAATAAATAATACATTTTTGTCCTTGCGATTTTTCCTAAAAATGACTAAGCAAACCGGTATTCCTGTATTTTGGAACATTGAATCAGGTAGTCCAATCACAGCTTCAATATATCCTTTTTCCAATAACCACTTCCTTATTTCGCCTTCTGCATTTCCTCTAAATAGAACCCCATGTGGTAGGACCATCACCATAACACCATCATCACTAAGATTTTCCAAGCCTCTAATTATGAATGCATAATCTGCCTTTGATTTTGGTGGTGCTTTCAATTCGTCTATTAGCGAAACTGGGCTCCAATTTTGTGAATAAGGTGGGTTTGAAATAATAACATCAAACTTATGTTCAATGTTTGGTGGCGACCCCACTTCTAATACCTGGAAACATTCCCCTGTTAATACATCCATTTGCCTTACCGTTGCATTTGCTTTTCTTATTATCAAGTTTAATAACAAAAATGCAGTGGCCCTCTTGGAGTATTCCCTGAATTCCATTATCCTTTCATTGCTATTGCCATCTATCAACCAAGGAATAGATAAGCTTCCAGTTCCTGCACAAAGATCTAGTACAAGACCATCTCTTTTGACCAACTTGTGTATAAGCTTACTTATTTCGCTTGGTGTATAGTCCTGCTTTAAGGCCTTTCTGTCACTGTGTTCAGTTTGAAAATATTCTAAAAATAAATCGCTATCCTTGTCGTTAAGATCTATACCTTCAGATAATTCATTAGCTATATTCTCTAATTTTTGTCTATTATTTATATATAAATCGATAATCTTATCAGGAAGTTCAAATCCTTCTTTACATTCAAATAATCGATATAATATTTCTGAATTAATCATTGTTCACCTGATCCTTAGAATGGTACATCGTCATCATCTACAGCACTAAACTCGGCCTGTGACTCCTGCGGTGCCTGTTCGCCCTGTTCAACCTTTGCCTTGCTTTCTAATGCCTGTATATTTCTACCTGCTACCTTTGTGAATGTCCTTTTTTCGCCATCCGGTGTTTCGTACCTATCAACCCTGATAGACCCCTGTACACCTACTAGCCTGCCTTTAGTGATGTAATTGGCTACAAACTCTGCAGGCTTACCCATTATCTCTACAGGTATGAAATCTGTAGTAGTTGACCCGTCCTTATTTTTATAATCTCTATCAATAGCCATTGTAAATGTAGCTACTGCTGTTCCTGATGTTAAATATTTAAGTTCAGGATCTTTAGTTAATCTTCCAACTATAACAACATTATTCATTCTCCATCTCCTTATATCCAATCTCTTAAAATCTCTGGTAGTTCTCTGTTGTGATTCTTATATTCTTGTCTGATTTTGCTTTCAATACTACCAAATTGACTATTTAAAGCTGTTGATATTAAATGCCTGTCAGTATTTGTCAGTGATTCTTCTTTTAACAATACATTCCATCGATGATTTATTTCCATTTCTAAATTTCGTTTTTTCCTTAGCTTTTCATCTAGAGATATTAGCTTTATTTTAAATTTTTGTTTTTGATTTTCATCCATGTTTTATACTCCCTTTATAGACCTGTGCAATTTTTGCATATCCCACTAAATATACTAGTAATATATATCTTGCCTGCTTTTATTTTAGAAATCCCTTTCCTTTAATAACACTCTAATACAATCTCATACCCATCATTAACATTTCCGCTACAGTCAACATATTTAGGGTAAAGTCCTCTTGTTGCTTCATATAATTGTTGTTCATATGATTGGCTAATTGAATAATGCAGAAATACATTCTTTTTAAGAGTATTTATATTTTTATTTTCTCTTGCATACTTTGGCATTTCAGGCAGACCCTTCTTCTCTGGATCTTTGTTTAACCACCTATCCCACTCATATAAAAAATCTACATAATTAATTTTTACTGGAGCTATCATTCCATCATCAACAACGATATTTAAATTCTGATAAAATTCTTCATCAAAATAATCATTGTTGCCTAGAATTTGACACTCTCTTATAGTTTTTTTTGTATTTTTGTCCTCTAACCTTAAATAGTGTCTGTTTGACATACTTTTTTCTCCTTTACTTAACTCTAAACCAGTATTTTTTAAGTCTATATTTACCTATTTCATTAATTACTTTCTGTGCTATTTCTTCTGATTCAAAACAAGGTATACTAGCATTAAATGCCCAAAGAATACTAATGCGAATTGATTCACAGTCGTAAAAATATAAGCAGTAGTTGTTCCCACCGTTCTTAAATGGTCTACTATACTTCCTCATAATAGCCTCTATCTTTCGTCTCTCAACTTCAAACTCTGCTTCTTCTCTTGTTAAAAAAGCATTACCGGCTTCTCTGACATATTCATCATATGTAGCATCAAAATAAGATTCTTCAATACCGCCACTCGCTTCAATACGATAATACTCTTTGCTATCTTTCGTTTCTAAATCCCATATAGTCTTAGGTTTCTGCTCTGCCTCTGCCTTTTTAACAATAAGATCTTTTATATCTTCCCAGTTGTCATCTACTAGTTTTCTTATATCATTGTTCATATTTTTCACTCCTTAATATATCTTTTAATGGTAATCAACTATTAGTTGACAGCCACTTTATTTAATTTTGCAAAAACTTATTTATAAAATATACTTGACCCTTACCAGTGACCTTAGTAGTCTTAGTCAGCCTTACTGACCCATCAGGATTTAAATGCGTTCTTTCTTTAACCTCAAATAGTTCTAGGCCCATAGCCCTTTGCGTTGGCATATTGTAGCTTTCACCATTTCTACTTATCAGGTATCCATTAGCCCTTAACCACTCAAACAACCTATTTTGGCCTATGTCATATCCATTCTGTTTAATTAGCTTGGCTAAATCACCTATTAATATCGTCTGCCTGCTACTGGCTACACTATCAGCAAATAATACTTTAGGTTGATTAGCTTGGTTGATAAGTTCCAGTTGTTCCCTTGCCTGTCTTTCTTCTTTTAACTGTGTAGCCACCTGAATTAGTAAATCAGGATTGTTGATTAATTCATCTGTGGCATACATTCCAGTCTTGCGGATATCTGGTAATACTTTACTAGTCACCCACTTCTTAAACTTCTTTGCCTTTTCTAGCTTACTTCCCATGATTAGGCTATACATTCCTGACTCATTAATTAGCCAGCCACCTCTCTGCCCCAAACTCGATAACGAATCGTTATTGAGTTTGTCCTCAGGATCTACGTGGTCTGTTAATGCTTTACTGGGGTTAGAATAACCTAATGCACAAGCTATGTCCTTACCCACAAAATAAGGCTCGTTATTTACCATAACAGTCCTTATCAGCCCAAATTCAAGGCTGTTAAACTGTTTGTAGTTACCCATTCTACCAATCCTCTCTTCCTAATAACTCATATCCTAATACTCTGCCAGTTACTGGCAAATCACCATTATAGGTTAAATCATCTCCAACACTTTGATTAAATATCTGCTTACAACCGCTTAGCATATCAATGGTATATTTAATCTCTTTAACATATAATTCTCCATCACAGAATAACGCCCATTGAATCTTAAAGCCTATATTCTCATCTATGCAGTCGTCTATAAAATTTAATAGTTTTTCCTTTTCCGTCATCTTTATCACCGGTCATATTTTACTTTTTTCTTTAGTCCCTTTTTATTCTTCCAATTTCTCATGGATCCATCACAGGCATAGGCTCTTGACTCAACATTCACATGTCTTTTGTTCCTGATAGCTTCCCTTTCATCATTAAATGCCTTGTACTTACCGCATTTGTCATGGCATCCTGGTTGTCTATCTGTGCAGCCTTTACATGGTACTTTCATATTCCCATACCTCTTCAATGTATATCTCAACTCTTGGATTATGCTTGTCATATAAGACCCTAGACCCATCATGAGAAGCTACAATGTTCTTGTTGTCATCCTCTAGAACACCCGCGTCAACCAATATGTCGCAGGTCGCTTCAAGTAGATTAACAAGGTCTACCCTGTGACGTGTTGGCATGAAATATAAGCATCTAAGATTTATTGCCCTATTTATCTTCTGCCTATAGTTTCCTGATATCTGCCTTAGGCAGTCTTTTCTGTAATCAACATAGGCCTTAGATGGTAATATTCTAGGTCTATTCCCCATCATTACCAGTCTTTGACTGTTCTTTTTGGTGATAGGCCTGCCATATATGAATATGGTCATTATTTTGTTGAACTTATTCATTTTGCCACCTTTCCAGTCTTTTATTCGCACCCTTGGAAATTAGCATATACTCTTCTGCCATCTCCATTAGTCTGCTTGCTATCCCCTCATCTATCTCAATTAATTTGCTTGGTCCTAACTCTGATGTGACTATTACCGGCATGTCGGCCAGATATCTCGAATTTACAACCTCAAACATGATGTTTATATCTGACTCTGTGACCCTACCCTTGTATAGATCGTCGATATATAGGACCTCTGCCCTTTTGACTGATTCTATCAACTCCTGGTATTCTTCCCTATCGGTTATAGACTGCTTAATCTGAGTCATAAAGCCCCTGTAGTCTATGTATTTGACTTCAACACCCTTGGCCAGCAGATTATTAGCTATCGCCATTGCTAAGTGAGTCTTCCCACTTCCCACTTGCCCTAATATCATCAGGCTTTTAGTTCCTGCGTAGGCTTTAGACTTAACATAGTCTATACAAGCGTTCTTGATATCCTTGTTGGTTTGAGTTTCCACAAAATTGCCAAAGTTTTTAGACTTGAACTTATCAAGAATCCCTGATCTAGATAAGGCCCTTTCATGATCTCTTGCAGCCTTGCATGTGCATTCAACCATCACTTCCCTGCCATCAATGATTTTGGGAATATATTCCAGGTCTTCGCATTTAGGGCATTTATAGGTCACTGTCTCCGAAGTCGTAGTTACTCCACTTGTCTGCTTTGCCTGAAGTTCTTTCATTCGCTTGGCCCAGTCTATTTGATTCAATAGTCTCACCGCCTTCCAGGTCTAGATAGTCATATATACCAGTCCTAAAAAAGGTATCGCCTTGCTTATACCTCAACTCCTTAAATCCTGATGCCTTCTGCTTCTCAACATCTGCCTTGTAGGTCGCTATTGCATTGAGTACCTGTTGCTCTGTATAGCCTTTTAGCAGTTTTTCAATGCTCTTCATAGCGTGGATCTTACCTTTCTTCACTGGATAGGCTGCCCATATTCTCCCCTGTATTTCAGATTTGAGTTCTGCATGTGCATCAGCAGATGCAGTATATATATTATCCTTTACTTTACTTTCCTTTACTTTACTTTGTGTACTTTCCGTAACATTAACCCCAGTTTCTTCCGAATTAACCTTAGTTTCCGTAACATTAACCCCAGTTTCTTCCGAATTAACCTTAGTGTTGCTATTGTTTTGAGTATGCTCATTTGTGCTTATTTGCTCACTTTTAATGATATAATCATCATTGATATTGGTGTTTTTTCGTTTTTCTGTGGCTGATATATATCTATTTTGTATTCCTTTAGATGTTAGGATGTTGTATTTTTTGTATTTATCTTTATTGAAAAAATCAACTTCCAAAGCTTTTGATACTACATCTTTAATTAGTTCTTCATCAATTCCAGTTAGATCTGACATTAAAAAGCATATATCGTCATTCCAGGAAATATAATAACCATTATCTTTATATATTTCAGCTAGTAGGTAAACCAGGACCCCTATTGCTTCTGGCCCTAATGGCTTAATGATTTTTCTAACCTTGATATCGTATAAGAAGTTAACATCTAGTGGAAAATATTCAAGCCCTGTTTTAGTTGGTCTTGCCAACATCACCACCCCCTGAATAAGAGTTAGTGAGGCGGTGTATTTGTTCTGCAGTATATCTGATGTCAAATTCGCTATAGTCTTTTCTATATCCATTGGCCACCTGCCATTCTAATTTATTAATGGCTAACTTTACCGCCTCTTCTATAGTCATTATTTCGCCCCCTTTACTGGCGCATTTTCTATCCCTGTTATAAGATCGTCATACTCAGCCATAGTCAATTCTTTGGCACTATTCTTGCCCTTCTTGTGAATTGATTTGTCGATATCTGCCTTACTATATCCCTTACTGCCACCTATTGCGTATAACCTTGATAGTTGGCTATCAGTAACTAACTTATCTGCCTTACCTGACCCTGTACTAGGTTTTGATGTTTGCTTATTTGCATTCCCTCTTGTTTGCTTTTGATACTCGTCTGTGTCAGGATCCTTTGTATCATCTATCAGGAATAGACCATTTAAGGCATATTTCCTAGCGTATGATGAACTTGTTCCAGTTACCTGCGCTCCGTCCATTCCCTTTTTTGATTCTTCTTCTCTAGCAAAGGCACAATTTGTTATGTGAGTTTCGCCATCTGATACAGTGCATGTCGCCCTGATGTAATATCTATCTCCTATATGCTCCATAGTGTCACTTATCATAAGGAATAACCCATGCTTGGCTAGTATAGGTTTTAAGGCCTCAAGGATATCTTCACAACTCCTATATCTGTACTTCCCAAAGCTGTTATATTGATTTTTAGGGGCTTTCAACTCATCTTGCACCTTGGTTAATTTTTCGTATATAGTCATTGTCCTACTCCTTTTTTGTCTTAGGCATTACTAGACTGTCTTCAAATAACAGATGCGCTCCTGGTATTTCTTGGCCATCTTTTATGGCCTTCTTAATCGCTGTTTTATCTTCCTTAACCTCAACTTTTGTGACTCTGTATTCTTCAGGTATTTTCGTTAAGTCATCAACAACAACCTTGCCAGTACCTTTTCTAACTGTCATGTTCCCTAAGTGTGTTTCAATCTTCTTAACTTCCATAGCCTGCATGCACTCTAGGGCATATTTCTTGATGCTATCTATCCTTGCCTGTTTCTTTACTTTCAAGTCTGCTAGCCTTTTTCTTTCTGCTTCTATGTTTTCTATCATCATTTCATTGGCCCTTACTACTGCTATCAGACCTTCTGACTTGCTCTGTATAAGCTTTTCTACAGTTGCCTTAATCTCTTTTACCTCTTCTGTTGCTTCGTCGTCTCCTGCCTCTTCTAGCCTATCTAGTAGGCCTTCTAGTTCCTTTACATCCTGCCCTAACTCATATAGTGTACTCATATTTACCCCCTGTTTCTTAAAATGGACCACGATCCATTGTTAATATCTCTTGTTCTAAATCATATTTCTCTTTTTTCAACTGCTTATTTTCATCTTCAAGGTTCTTGCACTTTTCTTCAAACACATCTACTTTAAACTCAAGTAAGCTGATATGCTTGCTCTTTTCCCTGACAAGTTCTTCAAGCAGTTCTTCGGTGCTTTTCATTTCGTCCCCCTTGTGATATAATTAAATTGGTTTATTTGATTAGTCGGCTATTTTAGTCGGCTTTTCTTTATTTTTGGTAGTAATACATCTTTAAATTACCTTTGGTAACTTCATGCTTGGCGCCACCGCCAACGCTCTCTATTGTCTGCTTTTCGTTTATGTCTAGATAGTCTTTTAGTGCATCTTTATTGTCTGCCCACATAATCACTTGTGTTGCCACTCCCAACCATAAGCTCACGGATATCACTCCTATTGACTCAAAATACTTGCCAAGTTCTGTTAATTCTTCAACTTTCTTGTTAAACTCATCTATATCTATTGTTTCAACCCTTTCAACATCCTCGACACTAAAATTTAACTCTTTAATTTTACTCATTTTACCCTCCTAATCCTCATATTTAATTGCATCCAGCAATTCAATAACTTCAGTGAGTTTATCCCTTACACCTTTTACACCTTTTCGCATATCGACAAAACCTTCTTTTATAAGGGGTATTCCTACCTCTGCAATAGTGCTAACATAAGCCTCTACTATATTTAGAAGCTCTTCTGGTTCGCCTTTTTCTTTTGCTTCAACAATTACATTTTCATAATTTTTATTTGCAGCCTTTACAAATTCATCCAAAGCTCCCAATAAATCTTTCATTTCCTTTTCACAACAGTTCATAATTTTACCTTCCTTTACTTAAATCTTATATATTCTGCCATCTTGTCCATGCCATCTTTATGTACTCTAGCCCTATCAGTAGGGCATACCAAATAGCACCTAGAAAATCATCTATAGCTCTCAAATTAACCACCTCAATTCTCTTCTAGTATTTTTACATTGAATGGATCTGTCACATCTTTTCCTACGCACCATTCCTTGAAATCTTCTAAGTCCTGTTCCCTACACTTCAACTTACCAAGCTTCATAAACTTTAAAAGCCCAGCCTTTTTGTAGCTATATACAGTATTTTTATTTACTTTTAAATGTAGAGCTACTTCTGACACAGTTAGTAATTCTTTCACTTTAACCCCCCTTTTTTAAAAAAACGTTAATTGTGTGCGTTTTTTATCTCCTCATGATATAATTTAATGGAATAAACCAATTAGGAGGAACTCTTATGAATTTTTCAGCAACACTTTTTATATCCATTACCGGATTAATACTTTCGGTAGTATCTTTAATAATCCACTACTTAAATTACCGTTCATCTCAATCAAGAATGAAATTTAAAGTTCAGGAACATTCTTTCTATTGTGAAGCCCGTGACTTCTCCATTACAAATTTCGATTCTAAATACTTTGCATTTATTTCTGTAAAAATCAGTAATCTTTCATCACTACCTATCACGATTGATGATGTTTATTTAAATGAACATATACTAAATGGCGGACATTATAACGAACTTAAATATTCAGTTCCAGAAATCCCAAATCCGAATTTTATTAACCCATTTAGGACACCAAAAGAAATAATCTCATATTCAATCACACCCTATGCTGATGCCCTTCTTCCTCTCAGAATTGAACCTTACGATACTATGCTGCGCTGTTTCAAAATTCCTTTTGATGAACATCTTCACCTGGTAAAACACAAGATGTTTATATCAACACCTCGTAAAACTTATAAAGTTGAGTTGAACCTAAAAGAATATCATGAGTTAGTGCGCTTTGAGTTGGATAGTGAATAATCAATAAAATTGCTTCTATTTTGTTAGGAGATAATTCAACTATCCTTTTTATAAACTCTTTTAAAATTGCATAGTTTAAAGTTGTCTCAATGGTATCCATATACTTTTCATTTAAAATCCCATTTTTTCTTTTAACGAGCAATGTTGCCCCTGAAGAACCATCTAAATTTACCTGTGATAGTTCTTTTAAAATAGATTCATACACCTCTCATCACCCCCTTATTGTTGATCTACACAGACCATACAACTATCACTAATGCTATTTCTATTTTTTTAGAAACGTGAAGCATATAAATATCATTCATTTCTATATCTAGGGCATGTGTTATTGATTCAATATTTTGCCATGAAGCTTTTCTTAAATTAGATATATCGCTTTCATAATTTTCAATCGTTTTTGCTGAAACCCCAGACTTTACAGCCAGCTCCTCTCGGCTCATTTCTCTTAAATTTCTCCACTGCTTCAGTGTTAATTTTGACATATTATCACCCCGCTTTCTTAATTATATTATACATTTCTATTTTTTTAGAAGTCAATAGCATTTTTTTATTTTTTAGAAATATATTTCTGAAAGGTATTTCTATTTTACATTTTATATGGTATTATAATCTTGAAAAGAGGTGATATTGTGGCAAAGAATTATATATCAAATAATATTAGGTATTTAGATTAAAAAGTGGCATTGAG